TCAGCGGCTGCTCCTGTAGCACCCATTGGGGCATATACTACAAAGAACTTATATGAACCTGCTGAAGGGGCGTTAGAACCCGCAAGCAGTGCAGTGATTGTTGTATCTGCAGTGGTAACATTTGTGATGCCATTTACTGTAGTAGTAGTAGCACCCAAAGTTTTTGCACCATTGATGTCTGCAGTTCCTAGCATATCGGTGTCACCACCTGTTACGCCATATGAAACCGCATTAGCACCACCAACAGTAGCTGCTGCAGTACACTCAGAACCAGCAGCAAGAACTACGCAGTTGCGTGGTACTGTGCCAATATCATGAGTTGAGCTAGTGGTCAAGTCACCGTGAGCAATCACGGCTGTCTCGATACGAACTGGAGATTGTAAAGCCATTTTCAGTTCCCCCTTAAGCTGCGTTATATTTGGCAGTTACAAGACCTTCAGGACGAAGAATCTTCCTACCATATAGATGCATACCACGAACAATGTCAGCGAAGCTGTCAGGGTCACGATACGTTTCAGTCTTGTTGATTTGCTCAGCAGTTGCTACAGCAGAATCATGACCAGCAACTAGCACACCATAGTTAGTGTTCTGGTTAGCTGAACCAGTTGTACCCGGTCCTGTACCCACTTTAGGTAGGTTTGAAGATGTGTACACACGGAAGCCATGAAAGTTGTTCAAGACCAAGCCATTGCGAAGACCACCTGATTCACCATAATCTGAGTTCATGAGGCGGCTGTCCTCGTCACGCAAGATTTCCATGAATACCGGGTCAACTACCAGCCAGCGCCCTTGAGTATCAACTTGTTGTTGATCCAACAAACGTGCCATACGAGCTACAACCATTGCTGGTGAAGCTGTTGCAGTTGGGAGTGCAGTAGCGCCTGGCAAACGTGCAGCTAGTGGGATCGAATGATCGCCAGCAGAAGCCGTTGAAATGTTACCAAAGTCACTCTTTTTCAGTTTCATGCTTGATAGCAATTCATCTGAACCTGCAGTAGTTACAGCTTTAGAACCATTAACTTGGTCATTTACTGTATCGGCTTGTGCGTGTAATGCTGACTGTTTGAAGCCTGACAAGTAGCCAAGTACTTCTTGGTCATACTGATCAGCTAAACGATAAGCTGCACGATCTGTTGCAAGCTGCATGAAATTGACGTGGGAGTGCGCTTCTTCGATATCGTCCATTTTAAAAGCAAAATAGTTAGCTTTATCAACGACTAACGAGAAATCCTCATCGTCAAGATCTTGTGCTGAAACCTGTGTGCCACGAGCATAGCTGCTCACAGAAATCTCAGGTTCTTTAATAATTTTGACTGTATCACCTTGTGCAGCGATCTCACCAAAATAATCAGAGTTCGTAATATCTCCACATACGGTAGATTTACGGAAAGCAAGTTGTACCTGCTTTGAGTAGATTACTGGGCTAAAATTGCCGTTTGGCAAATTCCCGTAACCACCTGCTGTTGTAAAAGCCATGTTAATATCCTCCATAGATGTTTGGCTTATGATTAAGTAAGCATAAACACTGTGTAAGAGGCTGTTCTTTCTAGGGTGCGATTTGTTCCTCAGTTGGCCTACGTTGGAACTATCGGGCCTGTACTTGATCAGGTAAGTCTTATCTTAGTAGTTTTGGCTCAGTTGTAGTAGGAATACAAAGGTAGCTAATTTAATAGGGCTTTATATTCCTTTAGTTAACATACATAGTTATATCACATATCTATGCATTGTCAATAGCTTTTTAACGTGCACCCCCAGAAATATCATAAATAAATTTACCACTACGGATAGCTTCCATGATAGCATCTGAGTTTGCTTCGTATTCATGCGTAGACATCTTCTGCACTTGTGACTCACGAATATGTCCCGCTGGGTTATCGTTATCTGGTTTAGTTGTACGCTTAGTTACAACTGCAGAGGCTGCATCTTTAGTCTTACGCCGCTTACCTTTAACGTCCATTCCGTTATCAACCTTATATAGATCAATAACTCGTATAACTGATTTAGGGTCATCTTGGTTCTCATATAGAGCGTCCTGCACCCACTTAGGTTGTTCGCCAGCCCAGTCATGAAATGCATCACTACCACGTAGATCATCAAAGTCTGTGTGCATAGTGCGGATCTCATTCTCAGCTTTGAGGCGATGGGCATCAGCATTCATCTTATCAATCTGCTGTAGGCGCTCATCAGCGTGGCTGAACTTCTCTTGAGCTTTCTTCTCAGCAATTGTTTCTACAATGCCAGCAATCTCAGGATACTTCTTAGCCCACGCATCAATACTCTCATCACTCGTAGGTGGACGCACAGTACCATTCTCTTGTGCTTTACCTAGCTGCTCTTTGATAGCCTTTAACTCTTCAGCTTGCTTGTTAAGATGATTACGTAAGTCGCTGTAGCGTTTCTTATAAGTACGCTCCTCACCACTTAAGTTTTCTTCTTGTGCTTCAGCTTCAGAGTTGGCTTCTTTTTGTTGGGAACTACCCTCTGTTTGTACTTGGGTTGTCGCAGATCCCTCGCCATTGGATTCCTGTTGCCCATCTGGTCCTGCTTCCATCAAAGCTTTTAGTTCAGCTTCATCTTGCTCTATTCGTTTCTTGTTAGCCCGTGATCCACCTTTAGGCTGTACAAATCCTGCATTCTTAGGTGTCTCCACCGCTGTTAGTTCTGGCATAGTTTTAGTCCTTTTATGTTGGGGCCAGCATTACTGCCGGGTAGCCTTATAGTTATTATACAGTTTCACCGTTCTCACGAATAAACTTAGTATCTCCACCTACTATATCAAATAGTTTCATCCAGAAGTTTTTAACTGGTGTAAATACAACACCCACTTTCTTTTCATTATAATGGTATTTACCATAAGATACAAGAGGGTCTGCAAATGTTTTTGTAATAACCCACTTAAATGTAGGAGACTTTCTCATTAGAGGTACAAATACTTCTGCAACTTTGTAGTAGCCTCTGCGATTACGATCTGTCATATACTCATCCCGATATTTACGTACTACCTTATCCATAGTACCATTACCATAACGAGCTTCTAACATAATAAAGCAGCATCCATCACCGCTATCAGCAGCCTCATTAGCATTATCTGTATTAGATGTATCACCACGAGCAGCTTCATTGGAACGTCTGTTTGCTGTGGCAGTATAGTGTCCCGCTAAAGAAGGATTAGCTTTTAGTGAAGCTTTTTCCGTACTAGATAAATGAGCGTCTAAATTTTTACTAGTATTAGGGTTGCTTGAATCTAAACGTGTAGTTTTTACATTACTAGCTTCAGGTTGACCTGTTGCCGCTGCCTCTGCTGCTGCTTTAGCTGCTGCCTCTTTTCTTTTTTTATCTGCTGCTGCTTTATCTGCTGCTGCTTTAGCCGCTGTTGCTGCCTTAGCTGCTGCTGCCTGTTTATCCTTAAGTTCCTGCTCTAGCCGTATAGCCTCTGCTAAATCTGCAGCCTCTTTTAGTTTTCTTTCGGCTTTTTCCACTTCACGTCTAGCTTTTTCTGCTTCTATAGCTGCAACTCTGGCATTCTCATCCTCAACAGTTTTTGTAATAGTAGCAGTTTTTTCTAATATACCACTAGAAGTTTTTTCTGTAGAGCTAGATGGTAGTAAAGCATCTATATCTAAGCTACCATCATCTTTTTGATAGAAGGCTTGTTCGTATATAGGTACACCTACACTTTGACCTCTATCATCTCCAATACCTGTAAGTTTAGATATTAAAGAAGGATCTCTATCGCTAACACTATTAGCTTCAAACTGTGCTTTAAATAGAATATTCATATCGTCGTTTGTCAGGTCTGAATCTTCTGATGTTTTTCCTGATTTAAGAATATTATTTATGTTAGTATTAACATTAGCAGCCTGTTTTTCTTTTGCTTTTCTAGCTAATAAAGGCAGAGCGGCTGCTCCTGCTGGGCCACCAATTACAGAACCTACTAAAGTAAGAATACTATTTTCTATAAAGCCACCTGCTGTAGTATTACCTGTTTTCATAGACTCAGCATAATCATTATAATCATCCATAGTCCAGTCTTCTACTTTAGTCTTAGTCCAGTTAGGTGCATTCTCTCTAGCAGTTTCTGCTGTTATAGAAGTATCATCGTCATCTCTAGTTTGCTCTTCTGCAACCTGTTCCTGTTCTTCTACAGCAGTAGCACCCTTCTCACGAAAGCCCTCAGGTATACGGCTAAGAGGCTTACCGTTAAAGAAGTATATACGTATCTCTTGTTCTGTTTCAGGGTTAATAAAAGTCTTAAACTCAAAGCCACCAAAGGTAGCACCCGTACCACCGTACTGACCATAGCCGCCACCAACAGGAGGTGGTACGTCTACGTCTTCGCCCGGAATAGCTCCACCCTCATCATAGCCATCTTTAACGGCTTCTGTATCAGATTCACTCTTAGGTGGCATAGGCTCTTCACCTGCCTTAATACGATCCCAGCCTTGCTCTGCTGCACCTAGTAGCTCATTAAAGAAGTCTTCCCCAAAGTAACGCAGTGTGTATGCAGGGATAACAAACTCATTAGGACTTACGTTAACTGTAATGTCATCACGTACCTCAGAAGGTAAAGCACCTACAGGAGCAGTGTTACCACTTACAGGGTCTACTTGCTCTTCAAGCAGCATGTCGTTCATTTCTTTATCCATACTATCTACGACTCCACCTTCATTGTATCCTGTGTATTCCATGTCAAGCTTAGCATTCTTAGCTAAAACTAATGGACCTATCTGTATTACTTCATCAGCTTCACGTATAGGTACGTGTTTATTTTCACCTGATCTTACGTAAAAGCCGCCCTGTCTACGAGGGTCAAACCCTACCTGTGTCCACTCAGGATCTTCTAAGAACTTAGCTGCTTTATCACGTATCTCTTCTACGTCTAAATCTTTTATTTCACCTGATACTGTAGCGTAACCAGTTTTACCTGCTTCACCCGTGCCTATCTTTTCTGATGTTTTAGGAGAAGCTAAGAATCTTACAGGCTTATCATCTACACCTTTATAGTGAATAGCTTTTGAGTAATGCGTTACACCTTTTTCAGCAGAAGAAGTACCCGCTACAATCCACGTATCAAAGCGATTATATGCAGGTATATCTAACCTACCATTAAACTTATCACCTACTTTTAGTGATGACTTTTCTACGTTTAAGTTTTTTACAGCCTTATCAGGTAATATGAACTTACCTTTTTCTCTTTGATCTGGTTTTAAAGAAAACACTGTAGCTTTACTAGAGGGTTCTCTAGGTAATGCATCCCATGCCTCTACAGGTTTGTACTTATCTATGTTCTCTAAATGCTGTTCTCTAGTAATCTTACCGTCAAGTAAATCTTTTGCTGATGCTTCTAGATCAGGTGTACGAACCGTAGGGTTAACATCTCGTGATTCAGTTACATAATTACCAACTGTAGTCTGCCAATCATCAGCAGT